GAGCCGTTTGTGTTTTTAGGGTTCTAAATGCCAATGAGGTAGAACCAGTTGCTGTTGCGGGTCTACTAACTGTAATGTTAGTGTTTGGTGTGATAGCAGTAACTACAGATTCCCAACGAACTGTTCCTGTTCCGTTTGTAGTAAGAGCAATAGCAGCACCACCTGAAGTGGCTGCTACTTGGAAAGTGTCTGCGGCTGCATTAATTACAAAATATATTGTATTGGTAAGAATTCCTGTTGTGGTAACAATTGTGGCAAAACTAACACGATCACCATTCGATAAACCATGTGCGTTTTTTGTGACTAAATCACCAGCATCTGTAAAGGTGCAAGCAATTGCTGTAGTGGCAGGACTTCCTGTACCAGTCCACTGCATACCCACAACAACACCTGCTGTGTTTGCTGCTGTAATTGTGGTTAATCCTGCGGTTGGAGTGCAAGTAAGTGAAACAGGAGTTACTGCTCCCCAATTGCTGCTAATATTTAATACTAAGCCTTGTGAGTTTGCTCTTCCTATATTATCAATAATACTTGTAAGTTCTGTTTCAGAAAGTTTGGAACCATTGACAGTCTGAGCAAATTTAACACCAGATACAGTTGCTTTAACCAGTGAGGGACAACTACCAAACATAGAGACTGTAGTCGCATTCGTGAGATTAAATACAGGTACTGTGGTGAGTGAGGCACAGAAACCAAACATACTACCTACAGTAGTCACACTTGCAGTGTTAAACAAAGGTACTGTTACGAGCGAGGCACAACTACTAAACATACTACCCATATTTGTTACATTTGCAGTATTAAACAAAGGCACTGTGGTGAGTGAGGTACAATTAGAAAACATACTACCCATAGAAACCACACTTGCAGTATTAAACAAAGGCACTGTGGTGAGTGAGGTACAACTAAGAAACATTGAAGCCATACTTAAACTTGCGCCTGTAGTAACAAACAAAGGAACTGTTTTAAGATGAGTACAAAATTGAAACATATTAGACATATTTGTTACATTTGCAGTATTAAACAAAGGCACTGTGGTGAGTGAGCTACAACCACTAAACATACTACCCATATTTGTTACATTTGCAGTATTAAACAAAGGCAATGATTGGAGTGCGCTACAACTACCAAACATAGCATTCATATTAGTAACACTTGCAGTATTAAACAAAGGCACGGTTGTTAGTGAGGTACAAGTATTAAACATATTATTCATATTTAAGTTTGTACCTGTAGTATTAAACAAAGGCACTGTGATGAGTGATTGACAACTACTAAACATACTCTGCATAGTAGTCACACTTGCAGTATTAAACAAAGGCACTCTTATAAGTTTTCGGCAAGCATTAAACATAGAAGCCATATCAGTTACATTTACAGTATTGAACAAAGGCACTATTGTGAGTGAGCCACAAAAAGTAAACATACTATTCATACTAGTCACACTTGCAGTATTAAACAAAGGCGCTGTGGTGAGTGAGGTACAAGTATTAAACATACTAGTCATATTTGTCACACTTGCAGTATTAAACAAAGGCACTGTGGTGAGTGAGGTACAACCAGTAAACATAAAACTTATATCCGTCAAAGCAGAATCAAAAACCAAAACAACATTTTGTAAAGCAGTCATAGTAGAAAACAAGTAACTTGCACTTGTGCCTGTCATAGCATTACTCAATATACACACTTGTTCTAATGATCTAAAATCAATAAGTCGTGTGCTAGCCCCCGCAGTTGCAACACCAATCAAAATACTTGTAAGACTTGAACCTGCAATTTTTATATCAAGAAATCCACTGCTATAAGAATTTAAACTATTTTGATTGTGTTTTTTATGTACATTTATAGTTGTGAATGTTTGTCCTGCTTGTGGTGTTACCGTGACAACCGCTAGTTTGTACGGTAGTAAAGTAGCACTTCCGTTTGTCGTGAGTGGTAATGCAGATCCACCAAGCGTAGTAGATACCTGAAATGTATCAGCAGATGTATTAACCACATAATATACCTGTCCTTCACTCAGTCCTGTGGTACTTACAATATTATAAAAACTTACTGTGTTTCCGTTTGAATATCCGTGTGCTGTGCGAGTAACAACATCACCCGCATCAGTAAGAGTTACAGGAGCATTGGTGTTAGCCAATCCTGCATCAGTAAAAACATATTGGTGCTGAGCAACCACACCACTATTAATATTTTCTGTGGCACTTCCGTCACCCCAGTCTACAGTATAGTTTCCTGCGGCACTGAGTGCTAAAAAGTTTGCGTTGCCTACATCTACTCTGTGCAAACCAACAAATTTATTGTCTGCACCTGTCATAGCAGGAAGTGCAGTCCACGAAGGATTTCTTACCCAAGGAGTAGTAAAAAAAGTACTAGTATTTCTTGTTGATACTTGTTTTGGTTTTATATTCCGTTCTGTAGCGTATCCAAAACTCATGTGATTTCTGTTCCATAAAGATTAAAAGAAACATTTGCAGTACCTGCATAAACAGATACAACATCTGTGGTAGCCAATGACAAGCCAATAGTGAAAAATAATGTATCATTGGCACTTAATGCTGCATCATAGAGTATGTAATGTTGATTTGCAATACCCGCACCCGCAGGGCGAACTGCAACACGAACCGTTGTTGATACTCCAATATTACAGACTGTTAAAGTAGACACAACAGCAGAGGTTGCTGCTGGTACTGTATACAGACTTGTAAGTGTTGTTGCGGCAGGATTTGATTGACCTAAAACTTTGTATGCGTTTGCCATATTTTTATGCTCCCATAAACAAGAATGTTTGTTCTAACCCAACAGCAGCAGCACCACCACCACTTGCTGTTACCCAAGATAAAGTGGCTGAGCCGTTTGTACTTAATACTTGACCAGAAGTTCCATCAGTAGCAGGAAGTATCCACATTTTATTTGCAGTGACGGTTGCCGGTGCTTTGAATCCAACATAATTCGAACCATCAGAATCATAGAATCTGAGTTCTGCTTGAGTATTCAAATTAAGTAACCCATCAACACTAGTACCATTTGCTGCTGCTAAATAAATGGTTTCAAGACCAGCATCTATTGTCAATACAGTATTAGTTAGGGCTGTACCAGCATAATCACCTATTTTTATTGGAGCACCATCTGGATTGTCTCCTATATTCAATCCATTTCCTGCGGTGTCTCGTATGAAACTTTCGCCGGGACTTGCCATGCTGATAGGAGTACCGCTAATTTCTAATGGTGAACTGCCAACTGCAAACGAGTTTGGCATATAAAGAGCAGTTGTTTGTGCTAAATCCACAGATCCAAATATAGTAACGGCAATAGTGCCGGGTGAAGTTATCGCGTTGCCTCCTGACACTTTACCACCCAAAATTATTCTAGTAATAGAGGAGGTTGCGGCATCTCCACCAATGCTTATATTTTTAGTAGTAACCCCAGTAGTAGGGGTGAGTATTGCATTTCCTATGTTTATATTGTAAGTGGCAAGAGCAGCAGCATCTGTTGTTCCCAGTATGTTTATGGTAGTAGCTACTCCACCAATATTCAAGGTACGAACTGTTTCGTTCAGTAAATTGAATGATGCGCTTGCTGTGGTTAAACTGGTTGTGATTTCTGGAGAAGTACCAAATACTAATTTACCACTACCTGTTTCATCAGTTACAATACTTGCTATTTCAGCCGAAGTAGCAGTACCAAATCCTACAAGAATACCAGAACCATCAGCTGCTCCAATATATGTGCGCTTATTGGTAGTATCTACTGCTAATTCATACTGCGTCAATGCTGCTGCTGCAGGTGCGGCGGTTCCGCGTTTAACTAATATTTTTGATGCCATAAATCACTCCAGATAATTTCATTATATCAACATGATCAATGAAGTCAACAATATTTAGTAAGTATCAGCATCCAATACAGACTCCGCTGACTTCTTCTTTTTGGGAGAAGCAACTTGGAGTTCTGTCATTTTTTGTAATTTCTCTAGTAGATCACGATTTTTTGCTTGTTCTACCAATAAAGTAGCCTCTAATACTAAATTAGAATTGGCTGCTTCTTGATATTTTCTTTGCAAATAAGGTAAAATTACCGTTTCATTATAATTCACTTCATTCATAATATATTTCCTTTAATTATTAATAAGTTCCACCGTCAATGTTCGCATCAAGGTAATTTGTAGTAGCATTATATAGTAACGAAGAGTTATATTTCAATCCTTGACTTGTTGCTGATGCATCACTTACGAATGCAAGGTAAGAAGTAGTATCAGTAGAACTCGCCATAGTCACGGCTGAAGCGTTCGATGCAGTTCCGGACATCGTGCCAGCAGTGAAATTACCAGAAGCATCTCTCTTTACAATAGCAGAAGCAGTATTTGCATCTGTGGCATTTGTCCAAGTAGGAGTAGAAGTACCACCAGAGGTTAGAACATAACCGGATGTACCAGCAGTAGTAATTTCTAAACTATCAGCATCTGACCAAACTATACCACCAGCTGCGGCGGTAAGTGCTCTGCCAGTACCACCATATGTCAATCCTACAACAGTACCTTGCCATATACCTGTTCCGATTGTACCAACTGATGTAAGCGATGATCCGACTACACCCGAACCAAGAGCAGTTGCAGTCAATACATTTGTACCAGCGACTTTATATGCTTTGCCGGTAGCAACATTCATGTTTTCTGAACTTGTCCAAGCAGTATTTGTATTATCATATTGCAAAGTCTTTGGACTGGTTGCATCTGCGGTAATACCAGCAGTATCAGCGCCTGCGTCTGATGTATTTCCCTTTCCTAATGTAATGTTCTTATCTTGGACATCAAGATTGGTTGTATTGACAGTTGTGGTTGTGCCAGCGACTGTCAAGTTACCATTGATTGTTACAGTAGATGTGCCACTGGACGAACCAATTGTCACATTCGTTGCAGATCCTGCTGCACTTCCTGTACCAATGTTGACTGTTTTAGTGAAAGTACTTGCAGCAACACCAGTTGAAATATTTGTAGTGGATGTTCCAGTACTATCATAACCAATATTCGCTGTTGTTGCAGCACCTGCAAAGTTAACAGTAGTCGCAGTGGTATCAAGAAGATCAAAACTTGCACTACCAGTAGTAAGACCTGTTGTAACAATAGGACTTGTGAGTGTCTTGTTTGTTAAAGTCTGTGATGCCGTTTCTGTTACGATACGAACACCTTCAATTGTTACTGCACCTGCACCACTTCTAGCAATGGTTGTGTCTGATGCGTGTCCAAGTTCTATAGTACCAATACCCAATGCGTCTGATGTAGAAGCAACCAACCCAGATATAGGTAATCCGGTGCAACTTGTGAGAGTGCCTGAAGATGGTGTACCAAGAACAGGAGTAGTAAGAGTAGGACTTGTGAGAGTCTTGTTTGTTAAAGTCTCTGTTGCCGATACTGTTACGATACGAATGCCTTCAATCGACACTACACCTGCACTAACTCTAGCAATAGTGGTATCTGTTGCGTGTCCAAGTTCTATACTACCAACACCCAATGCGGTCGATGTGGATGCTGTTAATCCGGATATAGGCAATCCGGTGCAACTTGTTAGAGTGCCTGAAGATGGTGTACCAAGAACAGGAGTAGTAAGAGTAGGACTTGTGAGAGTCTTGTTTGTTAATGTGTCCGTAGTTGCTCTACCAACAAGAGTATCTGTTGCATCCGGTAGAGTAATAGTTCTATTTACAGTCTGTGCTGCATTCAAAAATGTTGTGGTTCCTGTAGCGGCTCCTGCTACTCCAACAGCAATTTGTTTAGTTCCGTCTGGACCATTCTGTATAACAACAGATCCTGAACCTTTTGGTGTAAGATGCAAACTGATATTAGTATCAGTTCCTGTTGCACTAATATGAGGAGCGGTGGTCGCTGCAGCATTCGTAATAGTAAGTTCATTTACAGCACTAGCAGTAGCAGCAGTTTTCAAAACTGCAAGACCGGCAGTATCATTGATCTGTGCTATTTTCGGTGTGGTAAGAGTCTTGTTTGTTAAAGTGTCCGTAGTTGCTCTACCAACAAGAGTATCTGTTGCAGAGGGAAGAGTAACTGTATAATCTGCTCCTGGGTCGCCAGCAGTTAATGTAGTTTCAAATCCATCATCTGTTGCTCCTTCAAACACTAAATTCACGGCAACATTGGTGCTTCCATCTAGAATTTTTCTTCCAAGTCGTAAATCTGCCCCTTCAATATTAACAAAACTACCAGAACCATTTATTTCATCAAGACTGATTTTTGGGTAAGTATTACCGGCGATACTGGCACCAGAATAATTTGCTGTAGTAAATATAAGCTTTGCATCATTTACAGAAATCGTACCATTCGTGCCACCTACATTACTGCCAATCAAAACTGCTGGATTTCGTATTGCAAAAGTACCAGTAGTAGCACCTATTGAAACAGTAGTCGCTGCCGAACCCATATTTAAAGTAGTCGCAGTTGCGTTGAATACGGTGGCAGTAGTACTAGTAGTAGTAATATCCCCACCATTTACTGCCAAATCCCCTGCCAGTGTCAAAAGACCAAGTGATGGATTGTAATATAGTGGTCCAGTGGTTTCATCGACATAAAGAGTAGAACTTGCTCCAGAGCCACTAACAAATACCAAAAATCTGTTAGTATTTGTGTTGTCGTTTGAAGTTGTTACTGTGGTTGCTGAAGATGCATCTGCCCAACTTAAAGTAGCAACATTAGAAGAAGGAGCAGAAGATGATAATACTTGACCAGCAGTAGGATCTGTTGTAGGAAGTACATAAGTAATATTTGCTGCTCTAGCAGAACCACGGAATGCTGAATAGTTCGAACCGTCATCAGTATCTTCTAGTAAACGAATTTCACCAGCTGCAGTGCTGCCTTGACTGAAAGAAGTTATTCCGGTGAAAGTACCACCAGCTTTTGGCATAAAGGTGGTATTAATACCACTTTGAGTTGCCAGCTTGGTTGCGCTTGTCCAATCGCCAGGAGTTGCTTCGATTTGAGCACCAACCCAGATTGGAGTCGTGACAGAATCATCAGCAGTCTTAAGAAACACCTTGGGAGTGCTTGTATTTGCTGCCAGTTCTCCAGCATTTGTTACATTTGATGCTGTAGGATCGGTTGTTCCGCGTTTAATCTTAATTACTGACATTGTTCATATTCCTCTGTTAATAGGTTCCGCCATCCATATCCATTCCAGCAATATATTCCAGTTCGTTATCGGTGTTTCCACGAATACCTGTATCGGTTTCAATATAACCAGAAACAATTAGATTGCCTGCTATATGTATATTACCACCAGAGTCAATAGTAGCTGGTAGAAACACCAATTCTGTCCATTTTTCGTTCTCTACAGCATTATTTGGTTCACTTAATTTGAAATATTTATCTACATCGATCACATATACAATCATTCCAGCTTCTCTACGACCAGAAGAAATGTCATTTCTATCTGTTAGAGCCTGTACAGTACGCAAAGAACCCAATCCATATTTTGGATTAGTTACCGGATATGTATCCGTTTCTGCTGTAGGAGCGATTGCTGCTCCTACGGTTACTGTTCCTGTAATTGCCATATTATGTAAAATCCAATCTTATAGATCCAGTTAATTCATTCGCTGATTTATAAACTTTATAGGTTGAATTTGTATAACCATTATTTATACTATGGGAACTAGATACCTTACTAAACGCAGATAATTGTCCGGGTGTCTGGTCTATGCTCAAAGTAGATAAATCATTTATACTACTATGCACTAAAATGTAAATAAATCCAGAACCGGAAGATATTGATGCTCCTCCACTTGATGTAGCAGGAGATGTACCAGATACGAAATAATCAGTTCCTCCTGTTATATCAGTTACATTTGTTATATTAGTATAATCAGACTGGGTGGAGCGACCCACATATATCTTTGGACGCCAAGTGACCGTTCTGCTACTAGTTGCATTAGAATATGCAACATCATCCTGAGTAACCGTCAGACTAAATGATAAAGATGCTCCAGCAGTTGTGCTACTGACTGTACCAATTGCCGGATTGTATGCAGTTTGATTGGATGCGGGATTGAACACAGAACTTCCTGATGCTACTCCCGACCAAGCTAGAGTTGCAATATTGGCATTTGTTAGATTCCCAATAACCCATGTAAAAGACGGACTTGAAACACTTTGTCCCAATTCCACTGTTGTAGAACCAGACATAGTAAATGTCGAAACAGTTGCCGGCTGAAACGGATATAATATTCTTTCTAATACTGTAATTGCATCTGTTCCTGCTGCTATTGTCGTTCCAGCAGGAATTCCAAAAATATCAGTTGCTAAAGTAGCATCATTTCTATCCCAAACACTACCAAGTGTACTTATTGATATTGAATTATTTGTGTCGCTGTAATCTATATCAATGTTATCGCCTGCTACCAAAGTAGCAGCAAACAAGTCTCGTATTTGTTCTGAAAATTGCGCCCCTATAGTACCAGTTTCAATGTAACCAGAAATAGTGAGATTGCCGGTTACAAATATATTCCCGCTCGGTCCTGCTTGTAGCGTATTTATTCCATATACAGTAGTATCTTCTGATGTGAAATTTAAATCATTTGTCTGAAACTGAACAGTTGGGGTGTTAACAGTCATTTGACCACCCAAGCATTGCAACGCCAATTCTTCTGATGGTGCTATTGTAAGTGTAGAAGATCCCAAATCCATTCGTGATCCATCGACTGGACTTGTATCAATTTTTATAATCGCAGATTTTCCACCAGTTCCATTCTGTAAAGTTTTTATCTCGAATGAATCTGGATTCCCATCTTGTATCGCAAATGCTATTCTCTGATCTCCTACCGCACCAAATGCGCCGTCAGACATGCTATTAGCAAATGTTTGTGTAAATAAAAGTCTGGCATTTGTAAATTTAGTGGTATTCGTTTCAAAATCTAAATATGGGACTTTATCTGATTTTGATATATTCTGTGTAGAAAAAGATCCTTTGCGTAGATCTAATGAGATCCCACCATCCGTATCAACAGTTATTCCATTTTTTCCGTAAACATCTATAGAAGAACCGGATCCAGAAACTCCATTAAATATAAGTGTGTTGCCGTCTGTGCTATCGTCACCAATATAGATTTTCTTGTCGGGTATGTTTATTGCCAATTCACCAAGAGACAAAATTCCCGGTATGGTACCGGGGACTAGAGATCGTTTTATTTTAATTTTTACATCAGACATTTAAAATTCACCACCATCAAGTTCTGCACTGGTTATTGTAGAAACATCAATCTCACCAACATTCAATTTATCCAAAAACGAATTGCTATCCACTGTAACTATAGAAAGAGGAGAAAGAATACCCATATCACTCTGCAAAAACGCTTTAATATTTTCTAATGTAGGATATGCTTCTACAGTATTTGGTGCAACTGCCAATACTGATTTCGTCCTGTTATCGTAATAGTAGAGTTGTTTTGCCATTTTAGGGAACTAGAACAATAGTGGTTTTTTGAGAATTCCTTTTGATTACTATTGTATTTATAGTCCCTCTTTTGTGGTAAACTTTGCTTCTTTGATTTTCTGTTATTTTTAACTTTCTCATGCTGCCTCCACAGAAAATTTTCCTTTGAGAAGCATGGTTTCTATTCCATTTGCAACATATACCAGAGTATAGAAATAATTAATAGGTTGTAGCTCAGCCAAAGTACTTGAATAGATCTCCATATTAGCTGTGCCATCTGTCTCTATGTTCAATTCACCATATCCGGTGTCTGAATTGGGAAATGGCATAGCACCTTCCATGATAGTTCCATTAGAATGTATGGAAAAATATACATCATATGGAAGAATGGATCTTTTAACATAAAAAGATAAGACACCATCTCCTAAATCGATAGAAGTATTGTCTGCATTATTGTATTCAAAATTCACCGTATAGGTGGTTCCGAAATCTGCATAAAGATCAAATATACCTGCATCCATTACTTCTTATCCTTTCCAATGTGGTATTTAGGACAAAGTTCCCATTCAGTCTTTTCTTTGAATGGTATTATTTTAATTTGATTAATTGGCGCCAACATACTATTCATTTTGTCTTTGTCAACAACGGTCAACAAATTCCATTCGTCTAGTAATTTCCCAATTGTATTTCTTCTGCCCAGATCGTTCTCATCTATGTCTGAGGTAAGACCGTCAAGAAGAAACAATTCTTTAAAATGTACAATATAGTACTTGCCTCTTTTATGTAAAATATGACACGATTGGTATAATTTCTTCTCTTTTTTAGAAGAAACACCAATTCGTGTCAAAGTTTCTTTTATTTTTAGAAAAGACTCTTCATCTTTTAATTGCACTTCGAGCAACTCTGATATGTCAATATTCTGTCTTTCCATGATAATTATCCATAATAGTGAAAATACTACTAATATGTATAAAAAATCACTTATTAACTCCGCCAGTATTGAGGTGGGATTTGATTGCGTTTATCTGCTCTTTTGACAACAGAGGCAAAACTTCTAATGCTTTTTTGTTGGAATATCCATAGAATTTTTTGACAAATTCCATGTCCGAATGAGAGGTTTTCTTATCCCACTTAGAAAACCGCTTTCTCTTTCGGACTGCATGACGAAGATAATCGTATTGCATTTTCTTTGTTAGAAAATGTTTAAAATTCATCTCGTTACAGTGAAATAAAGTATCTGGAAAATAAGACAACGAGCGATTTATAATAAAAGGAACATACTCCTTTTCCAAGACAGGATTATCTAGAAGTAGATTCTGTTTTGTATAATTGATAGAATTCAACCAATCGCCAATGTTCATTTGAAATTGCACTCCATCATGAGTTGAACGATACAAGCAGTCATATTGATCTCTTGATCTGCAACAAATGCGGCTTTGTATTGGTACTCAGAGATGATCAGGACAAGACTAGGAATACTATCTGCAACTACCTTTTCTTGTAATCCATCATAGATTTTTCGGAAAATCTGCGACTGATCATTATCTAGATTTGCCACAACCCACTTCTTGACTGCTGCAAAATTCTTGGTTTTCATGGCATCAGACAACTCATCGATATTGATATCGCCAATTTCCTTGAGAATCCCAACATCAATGATTCCACCAACAGAATATCTCTGCATCTCATTCAGCAGCCTACGAAGATCTGGTGAATGTCTCATAATGAGTTTCACTAACACCTTCTCATCATACTTCGTCTTTTCCTTGTCGAGAATAAACTTAACTCGCTCAAGAATAAACGGACCAAGTTTCATCTTGTCCTTCGGAGTGTATTTGAAATCAATACAAGTACAACGAGAATGCAATGGCTCTATGATTCTGTTTTTAAAATTGCAAGTAAGAATGAATCTGCAATTGTTTGAAAACTCTTCAATGAATCCACGCAATGCCGGTTGTGTAGATTGTGGATTTGAATAATCAAATTCGTCCAATATAACCGCTTTGCGATTACCACTTAGGGACACCGTGCTGGCAAAATTACGAATCTTTGTGCGAACAGTATCAATGTTTCCATCTTCGGATGCATTGATGATTATCCACTCAGTATCCAATTCGTTGCACAGAGCCTTTGCTACTGTAGTCTTGCCACAACCCGGTCCACCAGAAAGGAGAAGGTTCTGGAGTTCTCCAGAACCAATCATTTCCTTAAAGGTGTGTCTCAAGTTATCAGGTAAAATACAATCATCTATCGTCTGTGGGCGGTACTTCTCCACCCACAGAAAGTTGTCATCTGTAACTTGCATTGTATATTATGCCTTGTAAGAGGAATCTGGCTCAAGAGCAATCCAGTACGAAAGATCCATATTATCGTGAGTAAACTTACTGACAATCTTTTCGGTAATCTCTACCTTATAATCACCGGGAAGGATCTTGAGATTCTCTACTTTGAAGTAGAATTCAAAGTCCGCATCTGTTGCCAATTCGCCAAGATCTACTGAATAATTGTTACTAGTAGTATCAGCCTTATCCAAGGCAACAAGTTCCATTCGTCCATCATTAGAACGAACTGCAATATCAGAAAGCTGAAGAACCGATGCTGCTTTTTGAAGTTCGCTAAAGATCTTGTGTGTTAGCTTGAAACTAACAACACTAGTTGGCATTTGAATCTTCTTTGTCGGAGTTGTCAGAAGCTTTGGCTCGCAATAGAAATAACGAACAGATGATCCGTTTGTATTAGAAATTACAACATACTTCTCATGGAATTCAAATTCAGGATCACTGAAAAGGCTGACGGTTCCCAGAAACTTATTCAAATCCCAAATTCCAAACTGCACATCAAAGGTTTCATCAATAGTCGCTTCTGATAAAACATTCTTGACAGGGGATATGGTAGTAATTACATTGCCTGGATTTACTAGAATGTTCGAATTAATCGAAGCAAAATTCTTAAGGATTTCCAAGGTCTTCTTCGATAATTTAGTTGTTGTCGCTGTGCTCATTTTGTAGGTTCTCCGGTTTTGGACTTATCCGTAATATACTCTATACTGAAAAGATTTTCAATATCTTTCTTTCGAGGATTTTGCAACTCGATTGGATCTTCTGCTGTTGACTTGTATGGTTGGAATCCAGGCATATTCATTGGACACCAAACCTTTGGATAATCTAACTTGCCATAATTCTCTTTACCTGCTATGGTCAAATCTATAAGTTGTGTTCCTTGCTTGTCCCCGCATCCACATGCCCCACAATAGAAAGATTCTTTGAACTTTTCACTAGACTTTCTTTGTGAGCAAGGGGGAATAGTACCATCGCCATGACAACTAAGCTTTCTTAGGTGTTTGGTTTCTTCGTTAGTTTTGGTATTCGATAGACCACGAGATGCAACTGATGTTGCCATTGATGCTGCTTTTTGCATCATATTTTTCTGTTCTATCATATTTTTCTGACGCAATTCATTTATATCTGGCTGTTCCATAATATAGTATCCTCAAAATAAATCTGGAAATGCTTTCTTTACGATGTCTGCGGATATTGAATTAAATTCTCGTTGGAATATTTGTTCCAACAGGGCTGATTCTGTAAAATGTACAGCGGTCAGCATAGACAATGCGATTGATAATCTTCGTTTGTCCGATGCAACATACATTTCATGTTCTTTGAACAGGTATGGCAATTTCTTACCAACCAAAGTCAAATTAGACATGGTCATACCAAATGGAGCATCGTCTGGCTCATAGTTTGGCATGATTTGAAATGCCTTAGAATACTTTGGACATACTGCAAAATGCAACAACATCCGTAGTCCTTTGGAGTCATTTGATTTTAGTATTTGAACTTTTTCATCAGTTGTTTTTGCATCAACAACATCTTGAATTATTTCTGGAATATATCTTGTAATTTTTTGCATAATTTAAAAATCCTGAATATCGTTCATCAAGAGTTTCAATCCCTTTTCAACGAAATAATTAAACATTTTTGTTCGATCTGCGGTTATTGGTTTTTTGTATTCTGAAACTATTGCAGTTTCATACTCTTCAGGTATATAGGATAGATCCACCAATAATTGATTACGATTCCAATTACTTTTATGTTCTTCTGGAATTT